ATAAATCCCATAAGAACCAAACACTATAACATGGTTCTTCATAGGCATAATCCTCATAACCATCTCACTATCACTCTCACCAATATAGTACGATCCGGCTGTATTCTTCCTCGCATCTGCAGTAGCGCCGAGGAATGAGAACGCACCAATCTCAGACCACATAACAAGACGAGCATCTGAGGCTCCAGAGTCGGGTGTAGTATGTTTCGCACCACCAGTGAACACTTGACCTTTGAAATAGCAAATACAGTTTGGAGGCTCCCAAGATGCAAGCCAAGAAACTGCGCCATATGTTCCTGTCTTTGTCAAGTCCGATGCTGCAACAGTTATACTCTCATTAGCTGGTGTTGAGTATCCTGGGACATATTTATAGGATAGCGTATAAACTCCAGCATTAAGTGTAAAGGATGCGCCTGAAGCGAGCCAATTCGAGTAGCCCACCACACACCACTTAGCGCCCTCAGTAATTGCTCCTGCAGGAGATATATTAACAGTAACTGTCTGGCTCATGCTTTCACCACCACATAGGCTGCAGATAAGTCATCAAAATAAACAAGCACATCGCCACTTGTAAAGGCGGGCTTCTGCATAATTTCTGCGCAGGTCCAAGGCCAAGTTACTGCGCCGGTTGCGTAGCTGAAGACCACAATAGTAGGCGTGGTCTGCTGGATAAAATATAGCCCCTCCGCAGCACCAATGAAGATGCCTACGTCTGTGAGGAATAGCTGGGGAAATGGCCACCTTTTAGCGATTGTAACTGCCGAACCCGTTACAGAATCGAGGAACGTATAGGTTCCATCGACAATACTATACGTATCAGGCAAGTATCCTTCAAGACCCTCCTTCGTCACGCGGGCATTCTTACACGATGTAAATAGGCCACTATTCCTTCTAACCACATTAGTTGGTCTAATGCCCTTGGCAAAGCCTTCTCTAATAATGGTTCGATAGGTCTTCATCCTACCCTCCCATTTCACTTATTTCAGAGGACTCTTCGTATGCAGCGTCCTTATCAATTCCATCTACATCAAGCTTAAGGGCCCCAAGCCAATCCTTGGCGCCTTCGGTATTCCGGTAGAAGGTCTCCAACTTATAAAGCCCCGCTTGGAGCAGGAGATCAGGATGGACTTCAGACCAGAAGCTTTTTGTCTGAGTCCAAGTTCCAGAAAGTGTAGCGGACAGTTCAGGACTATAATACAATCCATAGATCGAAACATAAAAAGTGCTATCTGGCGGAGGAGCGATGATAATACCGTCATAGGTATAATGCACTGGGGTTGTAGTTGCTGGAAGAATAAGGTCATCAATATCGTAGAAGCCTGAGAAACTTGTGGTTGTAGATGCATCCGCAAAGGGCCTGAAGACTGCAGGCGCATACCACTCAGGTGTACCTTGATCTACATCGCCGAGCTGCTCTTCATAATACTGCCTCAAGTACGACAATGATGCCCTTTTCAACTTAATAAGCTTCTCCGTTGAGTTGCCTATAAAGACCTCTTTAATCGCTCTAAGCCCAGCGATATACACCTTGATTGTTCCAGCTGCTACAGACTGCACATTCTTAGCCTGCATTTTCCCTGTGTCTTGCATTCGATCTAAGAATCGCTGCCCTGCGTTGAGGAAGAAGTCAGCTCCGTTATCGGTATAGTCTATATTCATCAAGTCATATCGACCTGAGAGGTCACAGAATTTCTTTCGGATCAAGTAGTAGTCCATATCCATCCCCTTCGTTCGAAATTCGAATGTAGGTGGGAGCCATGAAGCACTCCCACCTACAATCTCAAGGGTTACGAAGAATGATCACTCCCAATGCCATTAAGGAAGCAGGCGGTATAAGGATGATGATATTCCAGGCCACATTCAGTCAAGAACTCCTCCTGCGTACCATCCGTCCGTCCACCGCTCGTCCCTTCCGACGCCGTCTTGCCACCTTCGCCGTAGAACGTAGTGTCATCAATGTAGCGATACACGCAGTTCTCAGGCTCGAAGATGACCATGCTACTACGAAGCGAAGGCTCAATATTAAACAGCGGATGAGTCTTGAGGAAGATCGTACCAAAAGGCGTGACCCACTCAACCACGTTAATACCATAAGCCTTAGTCGTAGACGTCATAGTGAAGTGGCCATTAGCACGCGCCAACTTATTAAGCCCAAGCAGCGCACCAGTTCCACAGACAGCCAGCTTCTCCTGCCGACCGTAGCGGAAGACCTGCTCCAGATAAGTATCAAGGAAGTCCTCCCCACCGCCGTCATCAAGCCAGGCTTTACCGTGATACGAAGCATTCAGCGTAAAGTCGCTAACGCCTATGGAGTTATTCGTACGGATACAAGTGATAAGGCCTTCAGTCGTGCGCTCAGGCTTACCGTTGTCTCCAGTACCCTCATAGGGAACCCCAAACAAGAATGCCCGCTCCATCTCGATCCCATGGAGTTCAAGAGCCTCCCGCTTGGCTTCCTTATACTGATCGCCAGTACGAAGCTTCGTTCGACGCGCAGTACGCGTAATACTCAGCGACGTACGGAAGATCTGCGTATAATTATAAAGCTTCGCAGGATCATACGCAATAGCAGTAGGCATCGCCGCGCCTTCAGCGTTCAAGTTACCCGCAACGATAACCGTGTCGCAGTCCGACAGATCATGGCTATACGAAGAATTATCGTCAGCCTCAAGAAGTTTGACAGCAATAGAAGACGAAGAACCATTAGCCGTAGCCGCAGTGACCTTGGCAATAACGTCAACGGTGAAGTCAGAAGCATCACGGAGAAGAACCGTATGCCCTGCACGGAAGTGGATAACATCCGCTGCGGCCATCTTAAGGTAAAGTGCCGAACCTGCAACGCCACCAGACGAATAAGCCGATGTAAGACCAGAATCTGTATAGACCCCAGTCACCGTGGCCGACTGCGTAGGCAGCGTTTTAGTCCACCAATAGAACTGCGGATCATCAGTCTTCTCCGACTTCATCTTGCTCATGATAGCCGTTAGAGGCATACTCCCATTCGGATACAGAAAGAGAATAGTCTCCCTCCAGTTCTTAGGCCTCTGGTCAGTAACCCAGTCGCCAGTTCCTCTCATTCCAAGAAATGCACTCATTTCAATACCTCCTCATAATCCGTAGTTAGTATTTAAGAACCCGCTTGGTGACGTACCAGACTTCAAGGTTCTTCGACGCATCAAGCGTACTTGTAGGAGTATACGTCCCATACGTTCTGTCGATACCTGACGCGCTAACAGCAATATCAGACATAGCTCCAAGAGCACCAAAGCGCTCCTTAACAACAT